ATAATTCGGTAAATAGAACGGCGATTGCGGTTAAGGATGTTGCTACCTTATCTGAATCTATCATTGATAAAACTACTACAGATGCTGTTAATACACCTATTACTGTTGCTATCTTAATTAGGGTACCTGCTTTTAGTCTTGATTGTAAGTCCTCAAATGTACCTGTTATACCACCAAATATCTCTTTTATTCCGCTTATAATACCACCAGCATTATCGGCAATATCGGTTAAGCTTTTTGTGAATTTCCTTATGCCTAGTAGGACAGTTGCGAACACACCAGCGTTGAATAAATCTAATCCTGCACTGAAGTTAACATCGTTCAACCAATCCATGATAGCTTTTTGTGCGGCACCTAACCCTTTACCTATAGCTGACGCTAAACCAGTAAATAATGGAGCTACTTTTTCTACGACTTTCACAATAATATCAAAAGCACCTTTTACTAGATTTGCTATAGCGGTAAATGGTTTAAATCCACGTTCGAATCGTTTTCCGACATCCTCAACACCTGTTGTATCTACGGTCTTAAATGATGCTAAAGAGTCAAATATCGACTCAATTGCATTCTTAACAACATCGGCAACTGGTTTTATTACAGAGCCTAAGGTCTCAAATATCTTATTGAATACGTCCGTATCCTTTATCACATCTCTAATAGAAACTAGAAAGTCTCCAAATGAGCCAGTCATAGATAGAACCCCATCTCCTACTGGTAGTAAATACGAGACCACGGATTTTAATGCATTCGTAAAGGCGAAGAACGCTTCTTTACCAATATCAATTATTGCAAATAATCCTTTAAATGTTCGATTTAAATTCTCTGATGCGGTGTCACTAAGTTTTAAATTTTCCGTAAAGCTCTTAAATCTTTCTGATATAACTCGTAGATTCTCAGCGGTCATTGGTGGGAAAATATCACGGAAGGCCTCTTTTATAGGTTTCAACGCACCATATAGACCTTTTATAATATTTTTTACACCCTCTATTGCTGGTACCAATGGTGAGAAATCCATTTTACTCAGGGATTTTACGACATTCTCGGTTACACCCTTTGAAAACTTCATGAATTGGTCGATGGTTGGTTTTAATACGTCATGTAAATCATCTATCACAGGTATTAGTGCATTAAAAATATCACGCATATGTTCTAGCTGATCGGTGTAGATACTAGCCCCTAATCGTGATAATGCCGCCTTAACATTAGATAATGAACCTGTATAGGTTTCATTAGCTTTGGTTGCATGTTCACCAAACGCGTTATTCATGGCTGTAGAGAACATCTCAAAACTTATTTGGCCAGCACTAACCATTTTTCGTATATTCTCTTCTGTTGTATTAAACTCCTTAGCTAGTACTGCTGCGGCATTTATACCTCTACCAGATAGTTGCAATAACTCCTGACCCATTAAACGACCGTTACCAGCCACTTTTATAAATATTCTAGAAATATCATCATAGGAGCTATTAGTCATAGCTGCTACACCAGAGATACCTCTAAGGACATTCTTCATATCATTGCCTAGCTCAATACCACTGGCACCTAGTTGAGATGCTGCTCTGGCCGCCTCATCTAATCCATAGGCCGTCCCCTTCACGGCATATAAGGCGTCATCCATGGCTTGCTCAACATCCATACCTAGTCCCTTGAATTGGAATTTTGCCTGTTCTATATTCAGAGCCCTTCTTTTTCCACCCTCTTTTATTAGACCGATTGTGTTATCGAAGGCTTTTTTACCAAGGTTCATAATTGTCCTTGTGAGGTCTTGTATTATAGTCATTCCAACTATACCTAGGGTTGAGAATCTATCTTTAACCGCATCTATACTATCAGCCATGTTCTTTAATGAAAATTCCTTACCAGCTTTTTCAAGCCCTGATAGTTTCTTTGCTGCATCATCAAGATTTAATCCTTTTTTTAGTGCTTCTAAAGATTTAATACTTGTTTGAATTCCTTCTTCAAACTTCTTATTATCAAATATCATATTAACTACTCTGTTATCAACACTACTCATAGTCTACACACCTCCCTCCAGACATCATCTGCTATTTTATCCATTATTGGTCTTATTGCTGGATTAATATAATCCTGTCCTTGTACGTATCCTCCGTTTTTAGTAGCATGACCATATTGTAGAATTATTGCTATGTTCACCCCTGATATATTATGTGTGTTCGTCCATACAATTTTACTAGTCCTCTTATTGGTATCTATATAATAATCCCAGGAGCTAGCAGTTAGACCAGAGTCGATTGGAGTATTCGAACGTAGAGCCTCAACCCCTTCACGTCCGTATCGGTCTAAGAAGGTTCNCATATCAAACTTACCAGCTCTATTAAGGAATGATTCAAGATTTTTAAAATCGCCTTTTTGCTTGAATCGTATCAAATATAATCACCTCTTATCGAGTAAACCTAATCTATCTAAGACCACCACTAATTGCTCCCTTGTTACGGGATCTTTTGGATTGTCTATATGGCCGTCAGAATCACCATCTACAAATATACCAGCCTTTACCGCTTTTAGACTAGAATTAAATGCATAATCGGAAATATCAATCTTAGTATTACCACTTGTTAATATCTCTCCAACTTTTTTAGCAATAGCTAGTGTGAAGTCTTTTTCCTTAAAACCATGTCCTACTGCACCTGGGTCCTTACCGCCATGCCCCGGATCTAAACATATTTTAACATCTTTTTTATCTCCTATATGGTTAAGAATACCGATGGCTAGATATTTTGAAATATCATCAATTCTAGAATTTAAAAGATTAACATCTTCTCTATTACTAATAAATCCTAATTCAGTTAAGGCAGCTTCCATATTTGTTAGTCTCAGCACTGCAAAATTCGCTGTTTTGTTTCCTCTATTTTTTGTAAAAATATTAGCGTTTACTAGACTATCTTGTATAGCTTTTGATAATTTACCACCAAATCTACTATTAGGATAACTAAAAGTCTCAACTCCTCTAGCAAGGACGTTCTCAGCAGCGTTTATGTGAATGGACACGAAAATATCTGCTTTTTCTTGATTCGCTATTTTTGCCCTATCTTCTAAACTTACAAACGTATCATTAGTTCTTGTGTAAATNACCTTAATCATGTTATCACCCCTTTGTGTTTAGAGCCTCTCTTCGGGCTTTATTTAAAGCTTTATTCCTGTTTAATATATCTCTTTTACTCATTTTTTTCGATGGTTGNTTTTTAATATTACAAACATTAATTAAAGTTAATAATCTATTGAGATGCCACTTCTGGCACTCGAATGGTATATTCAGACTAATCATCCAATAATAAATTATCTCCGCCGTCACTACATCTTTACTAGGTGGTTTCTTCTGGTTACTAAATGTGGTAGCTGTCATTGGTAATTCTATATAATCATTTACCTGCTGTATGTTTTCACTGGTCAATAATCGATACGTATCCTCCGAGATGTTTTGTGTTATTGTCATACATCTAATGTAGTCTATAGTTTCTTCATATGTTTTATTATCTTTTGTTAAAAATGGTTTATTCCATTTTGATTCCCACTTAGATAAGGAGACTAGGGAATGTTCTAGATGTAGTGTTTGTGGTTTAGTGTTAATAAATTCTTCTTTTTTCTCGTCATATAATTCAATTCCTGGAATTACAATTTTTAACATGACTAGCCTCCTTTTTTATTATTTTATTGTTGGTAGTATTCCATTTACAAACGCGGACGCCGCTTCAGCATCGGTAGCTAGCTCCATAAATAGATCACTATACGCCTCTGTTTGGGCGAAGGAATCCCTTAACTCTTGGTTCTTAATAAACCTCTTTCCATCAGCAGACTTCTCTCCGTAGGCTCTAAGAATTAAATCTTTGAATATTTCAACGATTCTTTTAGAGTCTTTCTCTGCTACGATCTTTCTTAACATCTTCTCCATCCCACCTGTATGGGACATTTCCATTTCAGCTACTTCAGCTTTTGTAAGATTGAAGTAAAAGTCCTCCGTTCTTTCATTTCCATCATAATCTGTATAAGTCATTGTTTTTTTAAGCATGTGAATCTCTCCTTTCAATTTTAGGTTTAAAACTAAGGAGGAATACTTCCATTTTGAAAGTACCCTCCGTAATTTATTTTATTCTTGTGGAACAGTCTCCTCATTAATAATTGATAGTATTTCATCAGGTAATGGTAATCTAGCCTCAACTTCGTCGGAAGGATTTTCACCCTCAACTGCCGCTTTACCATATAAGATTTCTTCTAATGCTTGTAGTTTTGCTGAGTCAACCTTAGTCGAGTCAATAACAAGTGATGCTGTCGGTTTGAATCCTGTTACAGGTACAGGCGTCGTTGTAACATCCCATGAGAATGTTATTGCATCTGGCGTATCGTTAATAGTCTCATAGCCCTTATCGGATGGCGCTGCTTTCGCCCCATAGATAAGATGTAACTTATAACCATAGTCTTCTCCTTCTAAATCATTACCTAATTTTGTTCTGTAACACAAACCAAATGCTTTTCTAGGTTGTTGTCCTATTGTAACACCAGGAGTCAATTCCGCTGACCCATCACACTCTTCGAATTCCTCTGGATACGTGTATGCTTCAATACTTGCTTCGAACTCTTCAACAGAAAATAAGTTAAGATACTTAATGTTATCTGCGTATAATGGGGTTGGTTCTGCCCCTGTTGGGCTCTCTGTAACACCTGTTAAACCATTCCAAGCAACTCCCTTAGGATATTTACCTTGGTCGTCTTGAACATATAAAACTCCTCTATCGACACCCGTTTCATAAAAACGTTCGCCTGTCTTATCCCAAACTATTTTATTTGCCATATATTACTCCTCCTTTTAGAAATATAATGTATAGACATCGTGATTTAGATTATCCTTGTTATAATGTCTATCAAACTTACATAACGGTAATTTTAAAA